CTGATCCTGACGATGGAATATCGTCAGGATATTATGAAGTAGTAGTTGTTTTAAGTGATGAGAGTGAGCAGACCAACGAAGACACTATTGTTATCATTAAAAATGATTTAGGTTGTACGCAAGAAGTATACCTAGACGAACTATCTTGAGGTTAAATAATGTCCAAGAAAACTGATCTTCAATCTCTCGTCATGCTTGGTGTGCTGGCCGGAGGGTTCTATCAGCTCCATCACTTCAGATACTTCGCCAGGGTTGATATCCATCAGCTCTGTGGTAACTACTACGAACACGCCAAGAAGGTCATTGATGAATGGCCCATAGATTATAACCTGAGATCACTGGACGAGGCTCTGAAAGCGATTGATGCTTGGGACAAGGCTACCCAAGGGGAACTCAATGATCTCAAGGCAGCTTCCCTGGTGTACGTTATGTCCTTGATTGTCAATGACTTATCGGATAAACTCAGGAATCGTTGGAAGCTCAGGCAAGTGGAATCATTTAGAGCACCTATCAAACGACTGGAGGAGTTCACCGATCCAACTGGAAGTAACTTTCCAGCGTATGATAAAGGGACTGAAATGATGTTAATTTTGTATGACCTTATTAAATGGGAGTTGTGAGATGCTATCTGACAATCTTGTAAATAAAACTTCATTTGCAACTTGTTCTAAGTGTGAACTGAAATGTGAAAGGTCTGTTATTTATTACGTAGGACAGCCACCTGAATTAGAGTTACTTCCATGTTCTTGTGGAGGAATTTTTGAGTTTAAGTTCACAGAGGAATCTGTGGAGAAACCTTTATTTTGGAGTGTATAAATGATCTTCTCACCAAAACCAATGGAGTTTTACACGATCAAAACCAAGACACCTAAGCCAGCTTTCATGAAGAATATGATTTCAGTAGGGCTTGGAGATCCTGACTATGTTCCTACACTTGAGTTGTGGAATTTCTTGGTACTTACAAGCAGACTTCCTTTTATGTGGGAGGACGGTAAAGTTAAGAAGAAAGACCTGCCGGTTGAATTCAATCACGTTGAGATGGCAAAGGGAGATCTGAATAAGTTTGTCGGTGGAGTATTGGTAAAGATATTGATGAGGAATGATTTGAAAAACTGTATCAATACTTTCAAATCAAATCCAATAGACCATCTCGAAACGACAAAGTTCCACGGAGGTACTGACAATATGCGGTACGTCATGACAGCAAGAGCATGTACTGTTCTAGGCTGTAAAGACGATACTGAAAAAGCAATGTTATGTATGGCGAGGGATTTATGAAACTTGAACTCTTTATAGCAACAGCACTGGCAGCTCTGGCTATCTATTTCTATTTCAATCCTATAGGTGTAGAAATAAATACACCAGACTTCCAAGCGTATGAAAAGAGAAACTTACTGGAAGGTATCGACGTTAAACCCAAGGAGTAATTATGTATTGCTGGATTTGCGGCGTAGACGTTGATGAATCAAACTCTTCTGGTGATTCGAGATTTTTAGGAAAGAATAAGAACGAGTGTATTGGTTGTCATGCTGTCTATAATTTATTCTATAAAATAAGAAAAACTCCTGAGATAAAGGCAAACGAAAACTTGTCTCGATTCATGAGGATAGTTGAGATGTATAAGATGTCTCTCAGCTATCCTGACCTTAGTGTTAAGGAGCTATCTAAAAAATTTGTGGAGGGTAAGTAATGTATGTTAACATTGTAGTTCCACTTGTGTATAAGGAAGAGGATGTTATTCTAATCGTAACTGAGGTTCAATATGATAAGGAAGAAAAGCCATCAATGACATCCCCTGGAGAGCCTGAGTTTATCGAAATTCTTGCTGCCTACGCTATCGAAAAAGAAACTGGAGATGGGAGAGATTGGCAAGCGATCTACGATGCCAACTGGAATTATATTTACAAGGTATTACTTGAGGAAGTTAAAGCATGAGCACTCCAGTTGATGTTGTCCTCGAACAGGTGAAGCTCCCGTTTGCATTGCGGGAGTATCAGAAGGAGGATATAAATAGGCTTGCTTTGTTTGATAGGTCAGGTGAATTCGCAGACATGGGCCTAGGCAAAACAGTTATTGCATTCTGCATAGCCTGTTATAAGTTAATAAAAGGAGAATTTAAACAGTGTTATGTTGTAGTTCCTGCCTCACTAACTAGACAATGGTACGAGTTTATAACGCCTACAGGAGCAAGCGTAGTTGAATACACAGGAACTCCCTCTGTAAGAGAAAAACTTGACATCAATAAGAACTTCGTAATTGTCTCCTACAACATCTTCCAGAGGGACTATGAAAGGCTTAAAAGAGATGACATCTTTTTCATCTTTGATGAAGCAACTGTATTTTGTCAACCACAAAATACCATGTATAAACTCATTAACGGAGGTGAGACAAGAAAGGAGAAGAAAATACCAGGAAGATTGAAGCCTGAGATTGTTAAGAAAGCATATCCAAATATCAACAGAGGTTGTGTGCTTTTGACTGGAACCCCAATAAATTCTCCAGTAAGTGCGTTTGGCCTGATTAACATGAAAACCCCAGGAGTTTACTCTTCGTATTATCAGTTCGAAAGGATTCATGTTTCTAGTAAGAATTATTTCAACCAACCTGAAGAATATCAGCACATGGATTTGTTGAAAGATAACCTCATGCTTAATGCTTCGAGGAGATTGATAACTGACCACATAGACATGCCGCCGATAGTTTATAACACGGTTGTTTATGATTTATCTCCAGCTCATAAACGACTCTATGATAAATTAGTAAGCGAGAGGATGTTGGAACTAGATGGAGAGGTATTAATAGATAGTATTACTGCCCAAAGTTTATACCAAACTACACAACAAATAATCATCTCACCAAGCATAGGAGGGCTAAAAGAAGAGGCAGTTATATTTGATCTTCTTGAAGTGTATATAAATCAGGTAAAGCAGTTTCTTATTTTCTCCAACTATGTAACCAACAATCAGGCATTCATGAAGAGGTTTGATATTGGTGGAGTGTTTGGAAAAGTAAGCAAAGCTGCTAAGGATAACTTCATAGAGAAATTTAAAACTGGAGAGTTGAAGGGGCTAGCGATTCATTACGCTTCAGGGGGCTTCGGGCATAACTTTCAAAATTGCTCAAGTATATTTTTCTCTGAGATGCCAATAACACCCAGAAATTTCCGCCAATGTGTATCTCGTTGCTGGCGAAGCGGTCAACTTGAGAAAGTGGTAGTGACTGTGTTTGTGGCAAATGGGACAATACAGCAGAGTCTTCTGAAGAAGATATTTGACAAGGATGAACTCTCAAGAGAAATAGTTAACGAGTCAGGATCATTGGAGGATCTCTTGACTTCAAATGTTAAAGAGGCGAAGATTACGAAGAAAGAATTAATGGCACAATTAAGGGGTGAAGTATAATTTTTATCTTGCCACCGATAAATATTTATGGTAAGATATTTTCACAAGGTCAGCATATCGCTGGCTTAACTCACAACGATTAACTTATAACGGAGAATTTACAATGGCTGGATTACGACCTGCAACGACTAACGATCAACCTGAAACCACTAACGCTCAACCTGAAACCGTACCCGAAGGATTCCCCTTCGACCCTACCCCACTAGAAACCGTACCTGCTGTTCAAGAAGCTGCTGCGATGCCATCGGCTGTTGTCGTCGGAGCTATGGAGTCCCTTGCCTCACTTGAGAACAAGTGGAACCCTGACGAAGTCGGTAATGTCTTCCCTCGTTTGAAAGCCTCCTCTGGCTCCATCAACGGAGACAACATCAACCTTGGCGACTTCATCGACATGCAAGTTTACAGTTACAACACCCGCTGGTTTGTTGTTCCTGGGAAGCATGAAGATCCTAAGATCCCTGACTCTGAAGGTCATAAACTCTGTCGTGCTTCCTATGATGGCAAGACCATCAAGGATCGCGAGACAGGGGATGAGCTTGCCATTGCTGACTACATGGACGAACTTCGGTCTCTGGGATATCCTAATCCTAAGATGGCTGAATACACTGATATCTATGGTATTGTGTTCAACTCTGCCAAGGATAAAGCCAAGGCTTTTGACAAGGGCATTGTCCAGGTTGCCATCGCTCCTACCTCCAGGTCGGGCTTCTTTGCTTACACCAAGCAGACGAAGCTCATGGTACTGCGAGGGCAAATCCCGGCTGACAAGGGAACCTGCGTCAGGATCATGGCTGAGGCGGTGTCCACCAAGAAGGGTGACTACACCAAGACAAACTTCGGGCCTGTGCCGCTGGATGTGATCGCTGGGTACACTCCGATCTACGAGTAAAGTAACTTTGGCTGAACTCCATAAGGAGTTCAGCCTTTTCTTTTATATAAAGGCTGATAATATGAAAATTACTAGAGAATACTGTGACATGTGCAATTGTGTAGAGATTGAGGCTGGAGATAAGTGTGTTAGATTTTTTACTAAAGATAACGGTGAGTTGAGGTATAGCGGAGGCGAAGAGATTGACGGAAAAGTAATTTGCGAAAAATGTGCTAGATATATGAATGCAATATTTAACGGTTCATCATTATGAAATATCTAGTTTTGGATTGTGAGACCACAGATCTTACAGAAGATGCTAAGATAGTTGAAATAGCTTGGTGTGAGTTGGAAGTCGATTGTGGGATTGGTATAATTCCAGGCTCAGAATTCCTCAGTTATGTTAATCCTGAGATTCCAATTTCTCCTTCAGCTTCAGGTGTAAATTTTATAAGGAATGAAGATGTTCAAGACGCTCCAACTATTGATGAAATAGATTTCCCAACTGGAGAGATTTGTATTGTAGGACATAACGTCAAATTCGACATCAGGTATGTCTCGCCTTACATGAACATTGTTGATTCTTTGTGTACTTGTATACTTGGAAGAAGATTATTTCCTGAGTGTCCAGATCACAAACTACAAACTCTATGTGCATACAGAAATATACCTAGGCATTCAGCTCACAGGGCTTTAGGCGATGTGCGCTCTACAGTTAATTTGTTGGATGATATGTGCGAATATTCTGGGAAGAGTTTTGAGGAGTTGCTTGATTCGTTGAAAGAGCCATATGATTTTGGGTGTTTACCATTCGGTAAGTACCGGGGAGTAGATATGGATAAGGTGCCTAAATCCTACTTCGAGTGGCTAGGAAAAATAGAACTGGACGTAGATACTGCTCACACAGTGAAGAAACATTTTCTCAGACGATTGACAACCACGTAGTAGTGGTGTAAACTGACTCTTAAAGGAGGGGACATGACTAGAACAAGGTCAGTAGTATAGTTGGAATGCAAACGGTGTGGGTACTTGTGGATTCCCGTTAAGGAATCACCAAAGAAATGCCCTAAATGTCAAAGTCTGAGGTGGAATGATGAGAATAATACCCGTAAGAGACACAGCAGGGAGTAGATACGATAGATTAACCCTTATACAGAAACAACCGATCTCTGAAGATTCTATAACATACTGGTTATGCAAATGTGATTGTGGAAATGAGGTAATTGTTAAACAAACTAACCTAAGAAGAGGTCACACCAAGTCTTGTGGGTGCCTTAGAAGAGATTTAACAATTAATAAAAACACTACACACGGTTTATCATCTCATCCGTTACATGAAGTTTGGTTGCATATTATGCAGAGGTGTAATAATCCAAAGAATAATAATTACAAATATTATGGTGGTAGAGGAATAACTATTTGTAAAGAGTGGGCTGAAGACTTAGCTACATTTATAGCGTGGGCCGAACCTTTGTGGAATCCAGATTTACAAATAGACAGAATAGACAATGAAGGAGATTATTCGCCCAACAATTGCAGGTTCGTAACAGCTTTAGAAAACTCCCATAATAAACGAGCAATATCTTCTGTTAATACCAGTGGTTATGCCGGTGTAAGTTTAAAAGGAAGAAAATGGGCAGCAAATATAAGGAGTAAATTGATAAATGATAACAAGAGTGTTCACTTAGGTATGTTTGAAACTATTGAAGAAGCTGTAGCAACTCGCAATGCCTTTATAATAGAAAATAATTTACCTCACAAAATACAGGAGATAAAATCTTGAGACTTCTAATTGATATCAGCCACGTAGGTAAGGCTTGCCTATACGTAGCGACTGACAATGCTTACAAAGTTACTTTCGAAGGAAAAGAAGTTTTAATTCCGAGAGGTGAAGATGGTTACGAGGTCTTCTTAATGTCCTTCAGGAAGACGTTAAGAGAACTCAACATGACTCCTCAACAGTGCATCCTTGTAGCTGATGGAAGATCATGCAAACAGATGAGAAGATCCTTTCTCCCTGGATACTGTGAAAGACCAGCAGGACCAAAGGAATTTATGGAAGAGTTTTACAAGATGCAGGACATGATTGTTAAGACTCTTTTAAGTTATGGTGCTATCTATGTCGATAAAGAATATGTCGAAGCAGATGATATCATTTTTCATCTTGCGGAAAAACTTGATTCTATCGTATGGTCTGGGGATGCTGATATGTTGGCATGTTCTGCTCCTGTGTATTACGATGGCTTCAAAGATACTTCAAAGTTTCTCGGAATTCCAAAGGATACAATAGTTGTTTGGAAGAGTCTGGTAGGAGACACCAGTGATAAGATTCCTGGCTGTCCTGGTTATGGCAAAGAAGCATTCAGATCTATGCTTGAAAAGTACGGTGACTCCTGCCTCTACGACATCAAAGGAATGCTGGAAGACGAAGCTATTGACGAACTCAAAGCTCACGTTGCTGACTTCAAACCATTTCAGAAGGTCATAGACAATAAAGAGAAAGTCTATAATTCCTACAAGTGCGCGAAGTTTTATCATCCAGGTTACAAGCTGAATTGGAAGATGGCTTACCCTAGTGGTGACGGTGTATTCAACGAGTGGAAACCTGTTATAAAGTTGATAACTGCTAAAGAACTTTCAGAGGAGTTTTTGAGGGAGTTTAAGAAGCAACTTTCAATAGCACCTTTTAATAGTCTGGATATCGAAACTTCGATGACCGAGGCTGGACTTGCATGGTCAGAAGCTAATAAGAAGTCAAACGACAAAGACGGACCACTAGATGTTTTTGGAGCAGTCCTTGCGGGGGTTAGTATAACAACTGGAAGTAACAATCACCTCACATATTACTTCTCAGTCGATCACAAAGACACTGACAATCTAACGTTGGATCAGATGAAAGATGTTCTTAATCTTCTCCCAGAAGATAAGCCTTTGATTGTGCATAATACCAGCTATGAGCTTGTTGTGCTGAGAGAACACTTCGAGTTGAGATTTGATCGTGGATATCTACCTCCACTGACTTACGATTCGAGAATCCTTGCTGGTTATGTTAACGAAAACTTATCTGCTGGGTTGAAGTTTTGGAGCAAGGAATTGCTTGGCTATGACCAAGTAAAATACGAAGATCTTATGATAACTGATGGTGTAAAATATCAGATGAATCAGAAGACAGGAAATGAAGTTCTTTCGTATGCGGCAGACGATACTCTTTGCACATCAGCACTGTTCAGATTTGAGGAAGTTTTTACGAAGTACGAAGACTCGTTTGATGGTTACTGTAAGGTAGATTTACCAGCTCAATTCATGTATGCAGAGGCATTCAGGAATGGAGTGAAGTTCGATATGGAGAAGCTGAAAGTTCTTAGAGAAGAGAACTCAGAGATCTATAAAGAGTTGCTCTGTAATATCCAAGAGTTCCTAGCTGATCTTAAGTGGATTGAGTACGAGAAAGCTCAAATAACAGTGGACATGGTAAGGCAGGGAAACTTTATTGCTGAGACAAAGGAGATAGTCAGGCAGTGGCCTGGATGTCAATATGTACCTGCTGATAAGTTATCTGTGCCTGAGATTAAAAGGCTTTATAAGATCTATTATGGGGTGCCTCTGGAGGCTTCAGCTAGGTCTATTGGTAAGCTCGTTGACTCTATGCCTGATGGTGAGTTCAAGAAGAGTGTTGATGACCTTGATAAGCTCAATATTATAGTCGAACAGAAGTTCCAGCCACAAGCGGATATCAACCTCAGATCGCCCAAACAATTGAGTGAATTGTTGTATGGAGTTCTTGGCTTTCCAATTAGGTTAAGGAATAAGGTGACTGATAAGCAGAGAGCAGAAGGTAAACGTGAAGGTAACGCGAGCACAGATGATCAAGCATTTGCTCACGCAATAGCTGAGGATGCTAACGAAGAACAGAAAGTATTTTTAAAGAACATTCTTGCTGCTAAGAGTTGTTTAACCGAGGAGTCATTGTTTTTCTCAAGCTATGAAACTATTTCGCACTGGAAGGACAACTTAGTACACCCACAATCAGGGCAAGCGATGGCAACATCTGGTAGAGCTAACTACAATGGACCAAATGTGTCACAAGTTTCACATAAGAGTCCAGTAAGAAAAGTTTATGTGCCATTAAAAGAAAGTGATGTGTGGGTTAGCCTAGATTTTTCAAGTCAAGAAATAGCAATAGCTGCCTGGGAATCGCAAGATGAAAACCTAATGTCCTGCTTCATTGGAAATAGGAGGGACGTTCACAGTATTGTTGCAACTCAAATCTATAACATGCACCATGATGAAAAGATTACTTACGAGGAGTTTATAAAAATTCTAAAGGATAAATCTCACCAGCTTTCAAGCGAGTTTAATAAGATAAGAAAGACTAAGGCCAAGCCATCTATTTTCTTAAAGAATTATGGTGGGTCTGCTAGGACTTTGGCAACAAATCTCCTCATTACTGAGAGCGAAGCTCAGAGCTTTTTAGACGCTGTATCAAAAGCCTTTCCAAAGGTTGATGAGTGGCAAGATAAGGTGACGAAGTTAGCTGAGGAGCAAGGGTATGTAACTGAGCCTATGGGAAGAAGAAAGCATTTAGTTTTAGAAAATAACTGGAAAGATAAGCACACATTACGTTCGGCGGTTAACTACTGTATACAATCTGCGGCAGGTAGTCAAGTAAAGCTAGTTCTTAGTGAATTATGGAAGAGGAAAGTGTTTGAGAAATACGATGCTAAATTCTTATTTAGTGTTCATGATGAGATAGATATTTCTTGTGCTAAAGATCAGGCAGTTGAATTCATAAGAGAGGTCCACCCTATTATGACTCAGAAGTATGCTGACTATGGTATAGAGATTCAGTCGTCAATAGAAATAGGCAGCAGTTTTGGGGACTTGATTGAGGTAGGAACTCAGTTCAACGAAGATGCTATAAAGAAAGTTCTTTCTCGACTTTAGGAGAAAATAAATGGGTAATGATGGCAAATACTTCGAGGATTTTGTAGAGAAGGAACTGAAGAAAATAAAAGAGCCAGGATTTCGATACAGACGACTGCATGATGCTCATGCTGCGAGGAACTTTTTCGTTAAGCAACCTGCTGATTTTTTCTTAGCTTTCAATGGTGTATGCTGTCATCTTGAATGTAAAACTACCAACTCAAAAACCTGGAGGCTGGAGAAGTTCTCCCAGCTTCCAGAGATGCAGATGTGGGAGAGAGCAGGAGTGATTGGAATTGTGACCACTCACTTCTATGTTCCTGATGTTTTAAAGTTTCAATTTACTAACAAATTAGACCCTGAAGTTAGTTCGTACTTGATGAAGGATTTACCATCATATAATATGGATACATTGATACCAGCTATAATGGAGGAGTTGAGATGATTGACCTTATAATTTCAGATCTCCATCTCTGCCCACAGAGACAGGGAGGGACAACAATTGAATCAAGGGCTGCCCTTGAAGACTGGCAGTTCTCAGAGCTTGCCAAGATCCTTGAGCACCCTCACGATAGGTTAATAATTGCTGGTGATCTGTTCGACAAGAGTTCCGTAACAGATATAGTTTTGAAGCGTACTTTTGATCTTCTTCGTAACGAAAAAGAAGTGATAATTCTACGGGGAAATCATGATGAAAAATCTCAAAAGATAAACGACATTTGCTCCTTGGAGCTTCTGTCTCACCTCTTGCCAAACGTACACTTGATTTTCGATGAGCCTGAGACAATTGGAAACTGTCATTTTATCCCACATTGTTTCAGTCAAGAGTTGTTTGACAAGTACATATCAGAAGTTCCTTATGGAAAGAATGTTTTTCTACACTGTAACTATGATAACTACTTTGCAACTGAAGCTGATCATAGTCTTAACCTTTCTAAAGAGCAGAAAGAGCAATTGAGATACAAAGGTAGCAGAATATTTCTAGGACATGAACACACTTTTAATACAGATGATGAAGTATTCAGGTTTGGGTGTACCTTACCAACATCAATAGCAGACTGTATAGGTGGCGAGAAAGTTTATTGGATTTTTGATGAGAATTACTTAGCTCCAGAAACAGCTTGGATAGAAACAGACTTCATCGACGTTAACTATGCAGACCTAGACACCATCGGAGATCAGCACTTCATAAGGATATCAGGTGAGTGCGCTATTGAAGAGTTCCAAAAGATCAGCAGAGACATCTCCAAACTAAGAGCAGAGTCGAAAGCATTCATCATATCTAACAACGTTAAAGTCTTATCCTCAAACAAAGACATCCTAAGCCTTGAAGAAGTAACAAAGATAAACGTAATAGACATGCTGTTGGAACTCATACCAGACCAGTTCAAAGATGAGGTGAAATCGTGCATATAAGCAGAATAAAAGTAGTAAACTTCGGTAGGATTGCTGAGAAAGAAGTTACTTTACTCGACGGAAAGGTTGTGGTAAGAGGAAAGAATGAGTCAGGCAAATCAACGATCTTCTCTATTGCTCCGCTATATGCTATGTTTGGAGCTTCCACCCTGGAGGTCACAGTAGCAGAGCAGATTCGCCTGGGTGAGAAGAAGATGCTGGTCGAGCTGGACTATGGTCCATATACTGTGAAGAGATCTCCATCCTCTGCTTCTGTGGTAGGCAACGGAGTTCAGATCTCAGGTCAGGAGGAAGTCTCGCAGTTCTTTTATAAGCTGTTTGGGCTTGCCAAAGGAGCTGAGAGCTACGTTCTGGTGTCAGAGCAGGGTGACACTGCCGGGGTAATTGCCAAGCGTCAGGGAGAGGCAGTGGCTTTCATCGAGGCTGCTGCTGGGGTTTCCCAGATAGACGACCTGATTGAAAAAGTGAAAGTAACTTTCCCTTCTGGATCAAAGGCTGTTATAGAGGAGATGATAGCGAAGTCAGAAGAGACTTCAACGAAGCTCATTCAAGAGTTGATGAACAAGAATAACGAGTTGGATGAAGATGTGGTAGAAGATAACATTGATGAGACAAAAGAAATTATAGATGGTAAAGCATTATCATTAATTTCTGCCAATGCTTTACTTGCAAGCTCTAATGATAGATTAATTGAAATAACAAAACACAACAACTCAGTTGACCTTGCTACTCAAACTAAATCATCACTTGAGTTAGCAATAGCTGAGATAAATAAAGAGATTGATGTTCTGACAAGTAAAGAGTATCTTACCATATCTGCTGAGGACTTGAAACAAGCAGAAGCTACAATCTCAGGCGCTACTGAATCTCGCAGGTTAATAGCTCTGAAGAAACTTGTTGACTCATTTACTATAGGTGACGAATGGGAAGGATCTCCTGAGACTCTTCAGCAGGAAATAACTGAGCAAATTGAAAAGAAAAAGCAACTATATGCTGATCTAGGATCTGCACATTACAGGATCAAGATGACTCGCAACAGTATGTCAAACGAGGATGTATGTTCTCTGTGCGGATCTGACATCAGCAAAAAGAAAGATGAGCACAACAAGAAACTACGAGAAGATCTTGAGAAATACATTTTTGAAGAGGCTAGTATAGCCGCTGAAACAAAAGAACTAGATAGTTATCTATCCAGTATGGAGAGTGTGTTTAGATCCCACAAGAACAGGCAGAACATTGATGATATTAATGTTGAAGCTGATAAGTCAGTAGTTCCTCACAGATACAAATGGGTAGGAGTAGAGCCTGTTGTGATTGAAGATGCTGAGATACTAGCTGCTTCGAAGTTACTTTCAGATAATATTAACTCAGAACGTCAGCGTAGAGAAGATTCTACTAAGTTAGTTGAACTCAATAACAAAGCTGCTACCAAGTATATGCAAGTAAAAAGCATTGTTATTGAGGAAAAGAAATCAACTGAAGAAGTGCAACAGTTAATAGGGACACTAACAGTAAACATTCAAGATCTTACAGCTTTGATAGATCAACTGACTAAACAAAATCAAGTAGAAATAACTAGGCTGGTTGAACACCAAACAGCAGTCTCCAATCTCCAGAACAGAATTGAAGAGGAAAAGAAAAGTCATGCCGATCTGACAAAGAGATTACGGCTTGATGAACGTAACTCTAAGATCCTGAAGTCAGTAAGAGATGCAAAGCCAAAGGTGCTGAATAGTGTTTGGGGAACTGTACTTGAGTCAGCAGCTTATGCTTTCTCTATTATGCGTAACGAACCAACTACAGTTGAGAAGACTGCGAAGGGTTTTCTCGCTAATGGATTGTCTGCAAAGTCACTTTCAGGTTCTGCTAAGAGCGTTTTTGGGGTAGCAATGCGGGATACGCTTAGGACTTTGTTCGCTCCTACGTGTGGATTTATCGTATTTGACGAACCAACCGCCGACGCAGATGAAGATAGAACTTTTGCTATAATGGGTTGCTTAGAAAGCATACCAGGACAAAAAATAATAATTACCCACTCTAGTAAGTTTGATGCGTATGCCGATCAAATTATTGAGATGGGAGTTTAACTATGAGATTCGGAACTCCTTTAATAAAACTTATTAAGTTGTGTATAATAGCAAATGGAGTTGATAAGACAGCGCAATTTCTTTGTGGAATCTTAATTGATATTTGCAGAGAAGAGAAGACAGACGGATACAGAATAACATTCCCATTCGGAGAGACAGTAGAAGTTCTAACCAATGATCACCATGAGGAGATTCCACAATGATTAATTTTTACAATGTGCTTATTAAACTTGACAACGCTGATGGAAGTAACGAGAAGAAGGAAATATTAAAAGCACACCCTGAGATCAAACCTTTCTTGAAGTATGCTTTAGATCAGGACAGGTACTACCATCTGACAGAACTTCCACAGTTTAAGGAGTATATGTCTGTGAGAACTATGGAATGTTTGGATTACCTCGCCAATAAAGGATCATGTACTGACCTTGATGCTCAAACATTAGCTAACGCTGTAGGCCCAGATCCAAGAGCAAGAGAAGTTGTCAACCGTATCTTGAAAAAGGATCTCAAGTGTGGAGTAGGAGCCAAACTCGTCAATCAAGTATGGAAGGATCTTATCTTCAGAGTTCCTTATCAACGATTCTCTTCTTTCAAAGACGTTGACAAGATAAAATTTGAAGGTAATACTGTTCTTGTTCAATTGAAATATGATGGCATGTTTTCATACCTGATGGAGGACGGAAGTTTCCTCACTCGTAACGGATCAAGATTCAAAGTTCCTGGCTTCGTTGGGCTTGAAAAAATCTTTATGGGAGAGCTGTTGGTAGTTGATATCGACGGACGATATATGCCGAGAGCAATTGGTAACGGCATACTCAATAGTATTATACAAGGTGGACCAGTAACGCATGACATTGTGTATGTAACCTGGGGATTTGTTACCAAACAGGATTTCTTAGCTGGGAAGTCAGATAAGGTTTACTTAGAGGTGTTTGACGAACTTCAGTTTATGAAACTACCTAGTAATATAGTATTGTCAGAGAGCAAGCAGGTCTACTCTCTTGACGAGGCTCTGGACTATTACACTGAGGCCAAGAAGCGGGGAGAGGAAGGGGCAATGATAAAGGTTGCCAACCTCTTGAAGTGGAAGGACGAGTCAAGCGGTACGAAGTTTGGATGTAAATGCAAGCCTCATTCAGATATTGAAATGGAGATTGTGGATGCTTTATATGGAAATGCTGGGGATAAGTATGAACAAGTTCTTGGTAGACTGCTTGTTAAGTCGAAAGAAGGTTTGGTAGTTGGTTACGTTGGTGGAGGAATATCAGATAAACTAAGAGAGCTTGGAGTTGGTTGGTGGAAAGATCAGATAGGTAAGATAGTTACTGTTCGTATAACTGGATTGAGTTTGGCAAAAGGTAGCGAGACTTATGGCATGACTCACGCTAGGTTTATTGAGACAAGGTTTAACGATAAAGACGAGGCTAATACTTATGAAGAAATCAAATGGTTAGTAGGTGTATCATGATTGAAAAAGCAATTGAAGAATTAACAAAAGTGCTGTTGAGTTTGAAAGATGCTGAAGTAAAGAATCTTGAAAAACTATTGGAAGCTAAAGCCTCTATTATTAGAGGTATGACCTTACTCAAAAAAGCGATGGAGGAGAAGTAATGATTGTGGTTGGATTCACTGGTTTTGCACAGTCTGGGAAGACTACTTGTGCGAAGTATCTAAGCAAACGTATGTCAGGCTTACGACACTCATTTGCTACTCCGTTGAAAACGTGTATTGCTGATCTGTTTGATTTCAATTACGAACAACTTTATGGCAAGACTAAAGAAGTTGTTGATAAAAGATATGGAGTTACACCACGGTTAATAATGCAAAGATTTGGAACAGAATTTGTTCGAACAACTGTTCCTAATCTATGGTGTATCCTGATGGAGAAGGAGATTAAAAACTCCATGAGTAAATGCTTTATTGTAGACGACATTCGTTTCAATGATGAGTACAATCTTATAGCTAAGTACGGAACTGTTTTTGAAGTTAGAAGACCTGGAATAACAGGTAGTGATCACGAATCAGAGAGAGGCGTAAAGCATAATGGGTATGTGATACACAATGATGGAAGTCTTGACGATCTGGAAGATCAGATAGTTACCATTTGTAACTTACTTTAACCACAACTGAATCTCCTTCTCCCGGCGATTGATAAGCCCTTGAGAGATCTTACCGTCTTCATATTTCCATCTTCTCATCTGACCAGGGACTTCTGAATAGAGTCCCTGGTTCAGCTTCCTCAACAAGGTACTGTTAGCAAAAGCCGAAGCTCCTATGTTGAAAACAAAACTCGTAAGTGCTGCGAACTGATTGTCAGTCAAAGTTACTTTCACATGTTTGTTGACGGCATCAACGGCAAACCTATGGTCTTGATCATACAGATCATCAATCTGCTGATCGGTAAGTCCTTTTGAATACTTAACAGGTACGCCTTTGATTATGATCTTGCCAGAAGAGAGTTCACTCTTAGTAAGTAAATGGCCGATTCCAATCGTAGGTAAGCCCTTAGAATCAGGATAAACAAATGGAATTCTTGCTTCTAATTCTTCTATAAAATTCATCATTTCACCAGAGCCTTCAACCAGTCAAAAACCTTAGCAGCAGCCACAACAGCAACTCCTAAGTATATGACAGTTCTTTGCCAGTTAAGAGTTTTCCAATCCTCAAGTTGTTTCAATCTATTGTCATACACTCCACGAAACCCTTCACACTTCTTACCACATTCGTCATTACAACTTTTAAGCCTTGATAAATCTGAATTAACTTGTTCTGATCGTGCAGTATTGCTCTGGTCGATAAGTTCTTTAAGAGCTAAAAGTTTATCCCTAAGAAGTTTCTCTGATCTAGCTTCACTCTTGTCGATCTCAACTATCAGCTTATCCTTCTGTTTGTCCATCTTATCATAGACATCTTTCAACTTCTCGTCCAGTTCGTCCATTATCAGTTCCTTATGCCTTAATTATGGCTTCGACTTCTCGTCGTTTCTGGGCTAAACCAAGCCAGCGTTTCATTGTTATGTCTACCTCTTCGGGATTTGAAGTATCAACTGTGGCATCAGCTCCAGCATACATTGATTCACCTAAAAAAGCAACTCCAGAGCATCTTGAACTTATGATGAAGAGAAGATCTGGTCTTTTTTTCTTAGCCATCTCACACAAGAAAACTCCAGCAGGTTTGAAGTTTTCAAGTCTAAGATCTGCTATTACCAGATCCACATCCTTGTCGCTTTCAATAATTGTCATAGCATCCTTGTAGCTGTGAACACAGACAACCATTTCTACTCCGAGTTTAACCAGACTGGCACAAGTTTTCTCAAGTTCAGAATCGTCTGACTCCACAACTAATACTTTAAGTTCTGCTATTTTACACATTGGCTGTACTCCGATATAGTTTTGATAATTTTTCCTTTATTGCTGGAGTTGACATTGGGTCTTTACGATTATATTCAACAGGGAAGTAATTTTTATGACCAAATAATTGAACTGCTCCGTAGTATCTGTAGCAGCCTATATACCTAAGATATGGAAATTTATCTTTATTGACTTCCCTTATTGCTAAAAGGTTTCTAAGAAACCTAGCATTATCTCTACAGAATCCAGCATAAGTTCCAGAGGAAACCAGCCAATCAATGTCGTGAATAAGGCAAGCAGGAGCTACTCTCATCCCATAAATACTATCAGGTACTAAAGCATCTCCAATGCCATCACCGGCTCCACAGTAAGTAGGAAAGTTTTCAATGCGTAAAGTATGGGGCCAATAGTATTGTAAGAAGCATGGAACTTCTAACTTTATTCCACTATAATTTATCATTACGTGTTTCATTTGGCCTCTCCATTATAATACCGAAGACAGTTAATACACAATCGTAGCAATACCCATGACTAGGAATAGTACCTGGAATATGATCTCCAGGTACTCTGTAATACTCTCCATCACTAAACTTTATTTTGTGGCAAACACAGCACTGACTTACTAACTTCAGCTTTTCTTCCACTTATTTAATCCTTCTTTTATTCCTTGACCAGAGACAATTGAAACCAATATACCAGCTACATACATGAACTCATCAGACACAGTTACCATCACTCCAAGATTTATGCTTATGTGTGACCAAGTGTAAGCCATGATAACTAATATAACAGCAGCAACCCATTTTAGAAATTCCATTTAGAACTCCTGTGAGCAATCCATTTGGTATAAAGCACAGATAGTTTCCCATCTGTTTAAGTAGTCTTCTTTATTGATCTTCGGGAGGAATGATTTTGGATTTCTATCTCCCTTAGAGGAATTTAAGCCACCGATTACTGGTACTAAATTTACAGGATTATTGAAAAAATCTCTACGTTTATCCACGCTCCATTCGAGAGCACCTAATTTTTCTGCTACACTGACAGGCACTACATGGTCTATCTGAATTGCTTCCTTCGGAACTGCTACCCCGGTAAAATAACAGGTTATGAAAGTAACTTTATGCTCCTCCATAACCTGATCACGTACCCCAGCTCTGAACCTCCCCCAATTATCTTCCCTCTCTCCAGCGTAGAGGAGAGATGGGAGCAACAGGAGAATTGAAAGTAACTTTATCATAATTTTGCCGCCTTGTTTCTCGCTTCTCGAATGGTGTCAGTGCAAGCAAAAGTTGCGCTAAAGTTTCTTATAATATCTTTCATTTTGTAAATAGTTCGTTGTGGCAATGGCATCGCGTCAATACCTGCTTGCCTGGTACATCCTGGACATTGAAACATCAAACTGCCGCAATCCTCTCCGTTTGGCCCACCACAAAAATCACATTTCATGGCATAATAACCATCGGCTCAACAATATAAGGAGCCGCCGTTTGTGGGTTATAATTTCCGTAATATTTTGTTTGAGTAGAGTCGAGTGCTTTATTCTGTGAGTTGAAAAGTTGAGTTATTCCAGTCCACCACAAGAAAGTATCCATACCTTTTACCAATACTTTCTCACCAAATCTCCAAACAGGATGTTCAGATGGGCCAGTTGGCAACTGTTGCTCAAACCTTGGGGATTCTCTAAAAGTAACTTCTTCCATCATCTGAATTTTTACTCCTGGTGCCACCTCAACCAACTTAAACTTCACGTTAAAGCCTGACTGAGCGTACATGGATCGGTATAGCTTATCTCTATTCTTCACCATATCAGTATAAAGAGCTTCTTTCTGAACGCTTGTGTCGGTGATTGATCCAGTGATTGAGGTAATAGTTTCATCTGATACTGGAAGTTTAGAGACATCCATAACTCCACCAGATCCACACCCGCTAAGAATAAAACATATTACAACTACAAAATATTTCATGTTGCTCCTTAATTTTGTTATGTTGTTGCCAGATAGTAGTTAAGTATCAATCATCATTAAATTTTTCGGCGTAATGCCTTCCAGTAAGACAACATAAAAATTCTTTGAACCAATGCCGCTTGTGATCGTCCGTTGTCAAGTGCCGCACACCCTGCAACCTCTCTGCCCAGAGCACATGGAACAGCTAAGGGTTAAGCGTCCCATTCTCACGCCTGGATAAGCGGAAACATAGGTATCTCCCCCGCTGTATCCATTGCCTGAGCGCGTAAGTAAGGCATCTCATTAGGCAACCGTCGCAACGGGTTCGCTAGTTGCCGCTTTCCTGACATAGCATTTCCGAACTGTCACGACTAGACCAACCGTGTTAGATGCCGTGTTACCACCGAATGATACATAAAGATCTCCGATTGGTACGCTGCTGGTGCTGCCAAGGGATGTGCCATCTCTGAAAAACTCGGCTGATGCCGCTAACCTTTTTAGCTCATAGGTGTGGAAATTAGTAAAATCGTTGGTCCCTGACCATGTTGTTATTTGGGTTTGCACATCGGCAACCCTCGATCTTTGATACAGCGTTGTTGCCACTGACGAGAAATGGCCCAATGCGATTAAGTTATCCGGTTCGGTTGGGTCTGTTCCTGATTTATCCTCAAAAGCTATTACTGCCGGATAGTTCCCCGACATTTTGACTTCTGCGTACAGGGTATGACCAGCAGAAAACCAATCGCTTGATCGTAAAGCAGCATACCTCGACGACCATTCCACAGTTTTTAATTCAACACCGTGCCTTAAAATTGATGTTTTTCCATCAACCTCTTGCAGTACAATACTGCTTCCAACAAAACCTATTCCTTCAATTTCTCCTGATGTTATTGCAGGTGATATCTCAGATACCACAGTTATACTTCCATTGGTCTCAAGGTCTAGGATTATAATATTTTCTGGACCTGCCGTCGTTGAACAAGAATAGTAAACCTGCCCTTCCCACCATGCAATTGCTTGTGGAACTCCCAATGCTACTGATGTCCAAGAATCCCCTTCTACCCATGTGCCGTTATCATTTACAGTTACCTCGGTTATTTTAAAACTATGATCTAAGGGGCTTGTTGTCGTAAAAACAAGGAATGTGTTTTCGGCTTTGTATGCGACTAAACAACCCCCATCGTCAATAGATGTAAAATCCCACTCTCTGATTTTAGCACCAGTGCTTTTGTTGATCTCCCAAACAATCGTATCACCATACTGATTATCATTAGATGCTATAATCGTGTCGTGATCTAATCTTATATCCAGGTCACAACCGTGTTCAGGGCAAGCAGTTATGCCGCTTGTCCCAAAATCCGTTTGTAGGTCACCTGCATAATTGTATTTATAGAGTAAACCATCAACACCGACCCCGTTATTTTTAGCTAAATATATATAGTCGGCATCGGCGGCAACACCTTGGCCGGATACCCCTCCAGTTTTGGTGAAAAATGTTGTCTGGTAAAAAGGTTTTGCTGTTGACGATGAGTATAAACTCGTTTCCCATCGTGCAGCGTCGATAACAAAACTCTCAAAATCATCATACAGATTATATACTGTTTGCGGATTAGAGGTATCGGCATTAGTCCCACCATAATAGCAGTAGATTGTCGTATTACCAGAACCAGTAAGGCTCGGAACTAATACAACCGCCGTAGCAGATGTGCTTGATACGTACTCACTAACAAAATGTGGAATTACTGTCTCACCATCAGACGATGTGAATCGGAGGCCGCTAAAATCAACAGCCATGCCAGAAACGAACGACAAATCCACGTCAACCTGATAGTCTATTAATGCCGCTTCACTGTTTGCTATAGTTATTGATAGAGGATCATTTTCAAAAAATGAGCTGTCTGAAAGAGTATATCCATTTGATTTTGTTGTAATTGTAAATGTGTCGGACACCCCGTTAATATCGAGGACAACATTAATAGCGGTTTCATAACTTGCTGAACTCGTAGCCCTTACTTTTACCGTATCAGTTGCAACTACAGTCCCAGAAGTAGTCCACGTTCCAGAATCGTTTTTTTCAGCCTCTCCCCCGGTTACCGTGAACGCAACAGCAACATCAATACCAGCAATAGTAATTGCTGCTGATTCGGTGAGAGTTTCAAGTTCTTCCTCGGTTACGTCAGTAAAAGAAAAGGCATCAGGTGTGGTTACTGCGGCCCTTGTAGTTATGGAAAAAGTATCACTTACTCCGCCAGCAGTTAGAACTACATTAACAACGCCATCAAACGTTGCAGATGTTGCTCTGACAGTGACTGAATCATCAGGAGAAACTGTTCCTGTTGTGCTCGTATAGGCACCCGAATTAATGCTATACTCTCCGCCAGTTATTGATATCGGAATGTCAATCTCTATCCCGGCAATTGTGATTGCGTCTGATTCGGTCAGTGTTGCAGGTTCAACCCCTGTTACGTCTGTGAAAGAAAACGCTGTCGGTGTAGTAACGGCAGATCTTGTTATTATTGAGAAAGTTGAATCGTCGTCGGTGAAGGAAAGCGTTACTGTTGCTGTCGTCTCAAAGTCGGATGAGGCATCACCTCGAAGTTTTATGGTATCTCCGGTGACAACTGACCCAGAAGCACCATAAGCCTCACTATTTTTCGATGCCGTGCCACCAGTTACCGTATACGATTTGCTGCCGATTATTTTCGGAATGGTGAGGACTGAGGATTCAATATTTGTAGCTGACGGTTCGACATCAAGAGCAGATGCAAACCAAAATACCATCGGGCCAAGATAAAAGCCAAAATACTTATAGGCTATATCAAGGACTGTTTGCGCTGTTCCATCCTCATATTGAGCGTAGCCCTTCACCTCTGTGCCTACCAGTTCCCCGCCATCATTCAGATACTCGGAAGCCTCAATATTGGTGATAATATCCTCGGCACTTCTCAGCGTGTTTTCGTCAACGAGATAGATTGACCTGTGCTCAGCTGGCAGTGCCGCCCATAGCTCGCTGGCAGATAATCCGATACTATCAACCATCCCCGGAGCTTTGGCGTACCAGATAAGGCCGGTGCGGGGGATACCTCCTCCAGCATGAGATCCTATACTCCTATTAGAACTTCGAGTTATAGATCTTGCGATACTCATATCTCTTCCCAACCAGCAGTAACGGCTGCTGTAATAGTAGGCTTGACGAGTTTGTAAGTTCCAGGGGCGTCAACGATTACATTGTTTGGATTGTCAGAGAGTTTTATCACACCACTTTTATCTGTAGCTGGGTGATAAGCTCCGTCAGAAAATAGCTTGTAGAGAAGAACATACTCTTCAGGTTTAAGACCAGAAGCATCAATAAGAAAAGCTCCTGTAGGAGAGAAAGCCGTAGCTCCTGCTACAGCCACAACTGCGGTTTGGGCATTTATAAGAACAGCGAGAGCCATATAGACCTCCAATGAAAAAGGGTAAAGTTACTTTATAAAGTAACTTTACCCTCTTCGGTCAAAAATGTAAAGTAACTTTTATG